ATGGGGCGGAAAGCCGATCCGAAGGATCGCGACCGGTACTTGCAGGATCGCGAAGGGAACTGGAGCTACAAGCGCCGAGTTCCGGCCAAGGTGGGCGACCTCGACGAACGCGGCCCGGTCATCCGGATATCGCTCGATACCGATGACATCGCCATCGCCAGAACGAAGCGAGACGTTTACGAGGAAGCCGACAACGCCTTGTGGGCCAGCCTCATACAGGAAGGCGAAACCTCACAGGCGAAGGCGCGCTACACCGCCACGGTGAAGCGCGCCGAAGCGCTCGGCTATGCGTATCGGGCGGCGCCGGAACTGGCTTCTACCGCCAAGCTGGAAGACGTACTGGAGCGCATCGAGGGGCACATAAGCGGGCAAACGCCCCTGCCCGTCGCGCGCGCTGTGCTGGGCGGTGAAACGATGCCGCCCGTCAAGGTCTCGGAAGCCTTCAAGACCTACAAGGTTGACATTGCCGCCGATGAAAACGTGCAGAAGTCCATCGGCCAGAAGAAGAAGTGGGCAAACGTCAAACAGCGCGCCGTCGACCGGTTCATTGCGCTGAACGGCGACATGAACATGCTCGATATCGGGCGAGAGCATGCCACGAAAATGTATGACTTCTGGCGACCGCAGATCGCGCCGGAGAAAGGCCAGCCGACGCGCACGGCATCGTCCGGCAATCGCGAACTTGGCAACATGCGCGTGCTGTACCGCGACTATTTCAACCACGCCGGCCTGAAGGACAGGCCGAACCCGTTTGACGGGCTAGGCTTCCGGGAAAAGAACCGCAAGAAACGTAGCCGCCCGCCCTTCCCCATCGAGTGGATTCGCGACGTGCTTCTGCAGCCTGGTCCGCTCGCCAAGCTGAACGACGAAGCGCGCGGCGTCGTGCTGGCGATGGTCGAGACCGGCGCGCGGCCCAGCGAGCTTTGCAACCTCACCGCCAGCCGCATCGTCCTCAAGCACAAGGTGCCGCACCTGGTCATTGAGACGCGCGACGATCCGGAAGATCCGCGCGAGGTGAAGGCCGAGTCGTCGGAACGCATCATTCCGCTGGTCGGCGTTGCGCTCGATGTCTTCCGGAAGCATCCGGAAGGCTTCCCGCGTTACCGCGACAAGGAAAGCGCCATGTCGGCGGCCATCAACAAGTTTATGAAGGAAAACAACCTACGCCCGTCGCCGCGGCACGTGCTGTATTCGCTGCGGCATTCGTTCGAAGATCGCATGAAGAATGCCAAGCTGGACAGTGAACTGCGGCGAGCCCTGATGGGCCACACGATCGACAGGCCGAATTATGGCGAAGGCGGTTCCCTGGAATGGCGGCGCAACCAGCTTAGGCGGATCGTGCTGAAGTACGATCCTGCAATCGTCTAGCGCGCTCGAACACCGCCAGCTTGGTGTCTTCAAGTTGACGGTAAGCGGCAAGCTCGCGTTCAAGCCGCTGATAGATCGGCAGATAGATTTCGGCTTCCTTGGTGCCGAGATTGACAAGGCACTCGGCAAGCAGGTCCATGGCATCTTCGATGCGTTGGGCAGTGATGGGCTTGCCGCTCTTGCTCATGCGGCGGCGTCGATGTTTCGGCGCTCGACGGTGAACGAGATGGCCACGACCCAAGGATCGGTGTCCCATTCAAAGCCGCGATCGGCGTTTAGGTGATCCCAAAGGTCGGCATACCACTCGCGCGCATTGCACCAATGCTCGCCGCCGACGTGCATAGCTGCTTTATTCTCGAAAACTCGCCCCGAAGCTTTGTCTTTGAAACATCCCTCGGCGACCGCATCGCTTTCGCTGATATCCTGCAAGCGCTGCACGCGCACCTCTGTGACAGTCAATGTGAGACGCGATGCCCATCGAGGCATGTGCATTGCCTGCCGGAACTTCCCCGCGTCGAACGCCAGCGGCCCCCTGATATGGTCGGTATTGGGTGTTGCTTCGTAATAGATCGAGTATGTGTGCGGAAGAATATCGCAAGGGGCTTGGCGGTCGGCAGTGTTCCATGTGCGCCAAGCCTCCCGAACATAGAGGCGGTCACCAGCTTCAAAGCGGATATCGGGCACAATTTGGCCTCTGACCTCGCCCGTATCGGCCTGAAGCCGCCAGACACCATCGTCACTCTCGACCGCTTCCCATTGCGGTTCATGCGCGGAGAGTGCCGAGCCCTGCAACACCCGCCGCGTCTGCGTCTTGGTGCCGGCGAGCAGCGCGCGCACCATCGGAGCGGAGAAGAGGATAGGACGATCCACCATCACGCCGCCTCCTTCGCCATCTGGCCGAAGGCAACGGCGGCGGACAGCACCGACACGTCGACGACATCGCGGTTACGTGGCCCCTTGATCGACACAATCGACCAGTCCGGCGCGTACTCGACTGCCGCAACGGCTGCGCCTTCCTTGCGAACACTGGCGATGCTCAATTCGTGGTGAAATGCCGAATCGAAATAATTTCGCTGCGGCCTGATCGTGAGGAAGAGGGGCCGGTCGCTGCCGCGCACGCAGTTGTTCATTTCTATGCCAAGCTGATCGAATTCGTCACGCCGTGTAAGCAGCCTGACGTCAATGCCGCTGTGCGTAAAAGGCTTGGTCAGCGCAGGCGCATACACGATGTGGTCAGCAACCATGCGCAAAGTTTCCGGGCGGCGCGGCATGACCGCTTCGGTGCCAAGGTCGAGGCCAATCATCACCTCGTCTTCGAACCGGAAGGGACGTGTTCCCGCGATGACCCGTTCGATCAATGACACCATGGGGAGGTTCCGTTCCGCCAGCTTTGCCGCGCGGTGCTTCACTTCCTCGACAGGCGTTGAGACTTTCAGCCCCTTGCACTGTGCAAGGTAGCGCAGAATACGAGCGGAATCGTTGCTGTCGATCGACAGCGCGTGGCGGGCAAACCATGCCAGTGCGGAAGCCGGCAGCGCGTAAGGCCGGGCGGCAAGCAAACGTGCAGACCAGTCGTCAACAGCCTCCGGATCGGCTGGAAAAGCCTGAGTGAACACAGACGCCGGCAGGAGCCGGGAAGCTAGAAGAAGCTCCCTTGTCGCAGCCGCCGCTGTGACCTTGCGGGCATGCCACGGAACTTTGAACGCCTCGCACTGGTCGCGCAGGCGCATACGGCTGTCGCGCGCGTGCTGCAGGAAGCGCAGGTGGATCGGGTTTGCCTTGATGGCATAGCGAGCGATCGGGATACGGTCGACCAGATAGGCGACCTCGGGCAAGCGCAGCATCAAATCGCGGTTCGACATCAGTACCCCCTCGCCGGGTTGTCGCAGTATCCGCCGCGATCGTAGTGCTGATGGAACCGCCACCAGCCGGAACGGCTGGCGTCGACGACAGGCATAAGCTTGCCGTTGTACCATTCCAGTTCGCCGGGAATTTCCTTCGGTTCGGTGTCAGTGTTGCGCGGTGTCTCAGACATGGCCCGATGCCTCCGCTTTCGCGATGGCCGCAACGATGATGTCGCGGTCGTTGCGGGCCTGTCTGGTGCGCATCGTGTTTTCCACGGTGGTTGGATTAAAGCTGGCAAGCCGCTCAACATGCGGCAGAGCAGCTTTCAATGCGGACACCATTTCGGCGATCTGATCACCGTCTCGAAGGGCGGCAGGAGAAAGCCACTTCTCGCCGTAGACGTGAACGACACGGGTGCCGTCCTGCTGCACGACGACGCCGCGCTTGCCTTCGCGGGTGACATAGTGGCCGATGATGTCGCCGGCAAAGCCGTCATGGGCAATTTCGACATGCTGGGAGCCCCGCGCAATCGCGGCTTCGACGCGCGGGTCTTGGTCGTGGCTGGACATATTGTCCCTCCCCATTTCCACGGATGATCAGGAAAGAGCCCGCGCCGCGACGTGGGCGAGGATGCCCATCGCGATCAGCAGGCAGGCGATGACGATGCCGGCCAGCCAGAAGATGGCCGGGCCGGACAGGGGCTGGAAGGCGGACGGCTGGCAGTCGCCGTCGCACTGGCATTCCGGGTACAGGTCACACCTGACCGATGCCATGTCGTGGTCGTGGCGGTGCTGCATCACACCGCCCCGAACCACATCAGCAGGGCGGCGACGAACGAAGCCATCGCCAGCGCTGCCGAGAGGTCTTTGAACGTGGCCATTGCCAGTCAGGCCGCCACGGCGCGGACGTTGAGCGAGCGCGCCAGGTTGGCGGCTTCAGTGCCGTGGCGCGTCACCTGGTCGGACGTGAAGTCGCCATAGATGGCGAGGCTATCAGCCGTGACGGTGTGTCCGGCCGCGCGCATGTCGGCCATCGCTGCGGCCATGCGTTCGATAGTGGATTTGCTGGAAGGGACAAGCGCCTTGTTGGAGGCGGGGCGCTTCTGGGTGGTGATCATGTGCGTTTGCTCCATCGCGTGATTGCGATGGCGCAAAATGTGAATTACTCACACTTCTGTGTCAATCTAAAATGTGAAAAAGTCACACTATGCTGTTTTCAAGCGAAGATTGCCTTGCAGCCCACCCTGGCGTTTCACCTTTTTCAAAGCCAGCGGCGGAATGACCGCGAAAATCTCACCAACCCAAGCAAGGTGAACATTCTCGATAGCGGCAGCGTTCCATGAAATGAGGTTCACTGAACCGTTCTGCCCCCGCATGATCGTCTTTATGAAGCGCCGGCCATCTTCAGTTCTCACCGCAGCCTCCTCGCCGAAAAAGTGCTCAAGAGGCCGCTGCTGCTCGCGATAGACAACAATGACTGATCCGTCCTTGAACACCGGAAGCATAGAATCCCCCCGAACACCGAACGCGACCATTTCATCCGGCAAGTCAAAAGGCACGTCTATTTGCTCCAGCCCTTCTTCCGGTACTTGTTCAAAATCCGGCTCCACTTGCGCACCCGCCCCCACGTACCCAACTAACTTTACCTTACGCTTGTCGAACGGCGATGGCCCCTCACCTTCTCCCGATAGCAACCAGCCTTCGCTAACCTTGTAGGCTCGCGCATAGTCTGAAGCCGCACGGGTGATGGCAGATTGGCCGCGCTCATGCTGTGAATAAGTGCTGTAATTGAAGCCAAAGCGTTCGGCTGCGTCCTTGGCGGTTCTGTATCCGCGCAAAGCCCTTACCCGCCGAAGCCGCTCTGCCTGTTCGTCAATTCTGGTAATGTCCATGGCGTGAGTTTTTCACATTTTTAGTGTGAGTTTCTGCTTGACAGTTCGATGTGACTTTCTCACACTTAGGGGATGGTCAACGATCTCATCAACGTTGCCTCAATTCGCGAGGCTCTCGGGTGGACGCAGCAGCAAGTAGCTGACTTCTGCGATACCGATCGCTCGACCGTGTCGAAATGGGAGAAGGACGCCCCCACAAAAGGGCCCGCCCTCGTATTGTTGCGGCAGCTCAAAACTCTGGCGGATTCCTCCGGGCAAGAGCCCACCGAGGAGGCTGCATGAAGTCCTCGGTTCATCAAAGGATCCTTGCATGGACACTGCAAAGTACCTGCGCTTTCAAACGCGCGTCGTTGGCAATGAGGAAAAGCAGCTTGTTTCCCCTGGCGCTGCTTTCCGTTGGCGCAAGCAACGGGACGCTGCCCGCCGTCGACTTGAACGCAGGATCGACCGTCACAAACTCACGTGAAAGGGGATCACCAGCCCTTCTCGGGAAAAATTTGTTCGGCTTTTGGAATTGGCGCGGGCTGGAGCATGCGAATCCGGGCACCATTTTCCAGTTCGTCGATCCGCATTTCCATGAGAACTTCGGTTTCGGCGACAAAATCCCAAACGCCCGCCGCGTAATCTCTCCGTTTGTCGTTCGGATTGTTTCTTGCCGCTTTGTCGGTTCCTGTGCGCAGCGTTGCCGCCTGATGGGCAATGTGATGCATCGCCCGTTCCGGCAATATCTCGGCAATGGAGAGCAATATCGCACGCATTGCGTCGACCTCGCCGCAAAGGCGAGCGATGGTGCGTTCGTATTCTTCCTTTTCCGCCATGGTCGCGAATCCCTTTTGTTGTCTGGACAACGCGAAAGGAGCATCGCGACCGGCGGAACACAAGCGGGGCGGCGCTCCAGCCGCTCCGCTTCGTTGCATGTGGAGGCCGCATGAAATCCGGCCTGTTCAATCGTGCCCTTGCCGATCGTGGCGCCCGGATTTCCGGCGTGCCCGCGGCGCATCAGACCGTTGGACCTGATGCGCCGCCCCTTTCGCCGGTAGTCCCCCTCCTGACTGGCGAAAAGACCGTGCTGCCTTCCCTCCTCCCGGGCAGCACGGTCGCTCTTTCCGGGCCTGCCCTTATCATGGTGCGCGCGGTCGCCGCCTACGAGCGCTGCGACAATGCCGCCGCCGTCACCATGGCGCTGGCCGACTACTGCAACAAGATCGGTGCCGGACCGCTGGCGCGTGCCGCGCTCGATGCCGCACAGGCCGCGCCGAAAAGGGCCGCCCCGGTGGCTATCCCGTTCGTCGACGACGACGGCGAAGACATTGCCGACGTGCCGGCCTTCGACCGCGTTGGCGAGAACCGATTCCGGAGCGGCGGACCATGAGCGCATCTGTTTGCGGACCTCCATAAGGTAACGCCCGCACCCTGCCACCCCGACCCCAGCCGATCACGAAAATCTTTCGCGGAAAGATTTTCTTGACCGGCGAAGCTTTGTCCACGGATGCCCGCCATGAAGCTGCCGCGACTGACCAGCGACGACGAACGCAACGACCTCAAAGCAGTCACGCGCCAGGCGCTGCAGATCGCCCGCCCGACCAAATTCGCGCTGGTGACGCGCGCCGACGCCCCGACGCTGTCGAACTACGGAAGCCCCGACCATCCGCTGTTCATGCCTATCGACGTTGCGGTTGAACTGTGCCGCGATGTCGGCACGCCGGTCATCATCGAAGAGATGGCACGGCTGTGCGGCTTCAAGCTGGTGCCGCTGGAACCGGACGAAGGCGGCACCATCACGCTCGACGACGTGTCGCGCACGCTGAAGGAAACCAGCGAGGCGGTGACCTCGCTTGCCGACTTCGCGCAGGGCAAGCCCGGTGCAGCACGCGCCGCCATCCGTGAAATCGACGAAGGTCTGGCCGCCCTCAACCGCGTGCGCCGCAAGGTGGTGGCGGCATGAGCCAGCGCGAGTTCGTCAACCGCAAGGTCCGGCACGGCGACAAGGTCATCCCGTCGATGTTCATCGAATGCAAGTGCGGCACCGGCATGCACTTCAAGCAGACCGGCGCGACCCGCAAACCGCCGGAAGCCGCCGAACAGTATTTCCGCCGCAACGGCTGGACGATCGGCGCAAGGCCGAACGGCGACCGCTGCCCCGTCTGCACCCTTCGCACCCCGAAAGCCGAAACCATGGAAAAGCCCGCCGCCACGCCTGCGGTCGCCGAACCGACGCGCGAGGAACGCCGCATCGTCTTCCTGAAGATCGACGAACACTACGAGTCCGAAAAGGTCGGCTATCGCGCGCCCTGGACGGATGCCGCGATCGCCCGCGACCTGAACGTGCCGCGGGATTGGGTGGCCAAGGTGCGCGACGAACATTTCGGGCCGGGCGGCTCGAATGCCGACTTCGACGCCTTCCTGGAACAGGTCGCGCCGATTCTCGCTGACTTGAAGAACCTCGCCCGCTCCACCGCCGCGCAACTGGAAGAAGCGCGCAAGATCGGTGAGCGGGTCGACGACATCGAGCGCCTTGCCAAGCGCATCGAACGCGAAATCGGGCGCGCGTGATGACCGATACCGCCCGCCATCCCAACCCCGAGAGGACACCCCTATGAGCCGCGTCTTGCGGAGCTTCCGCGAAATGATCGGCCTGCTGTCGCGTGGCGATTTCGACCGCCACTGCAACACCCTGCTGACCGAAGCAATCCACGCCGTCGAGAACTGCCCTGCCGACAAGTGCAAGGCGGAAATCACGGTCAAGATCACGCTCGATTACGAGCTGGGCCGCATCGACATTAAGGCCGACGCCAAGTCGAAGCTGCCCGACACCACCAAGTTTATGAAGACGCCGTTCTGGGCGGTCGACGGCCAGCTTTCGGTCGAACACCCCAGCCAGATCGACATGTTCCCCGCCCGCTCGCGCAGCCGCGAAGCGGATGGCGACGAAGACGACGAACGCGAGGCCGCAAACGGCTGATCCGGACCGTCTCAAATCCCTCCGCAACCAAAGGACTGAACCATGGCCAATACCAATCACACGCCGGTCGACGCGCACGCGATCGACCTTGTCAGCAAGCTCGCAGTCGAAAGCACGTTGCCGACGCTGTCCACCATTTCCATTTCCGGGCTTGGCGACGGCCTGCCGTCTTCCGTTCCCGCCGCTTTCGACCGCAAGGAACAGGTGTTCCGTTCGGTCAAAGGCGTCATCGAGGAGTATCGCACTGCCCCTGCCCGCCGCAGGGGCGCGGCGACCGTCGACACGCTGAGCAGCTTCATCGACCTGACCAATCGCCACAAGGACGAACACTCGGCCTTGTTCGGCAAGACGTCCTGGCCGGACCCGAAGCTGACCGCCGTTCTGAACTACGACGCGAATGGCGTTGCGGCCCGGTACCGCGACCATCGCATCGTCTACGCCTTCCCGCTGACTGAGGAATTCAAAGCCTGGGTGAGTTTCAACAACAAGGGAATGGAGCAGGAAATCTTCGCGGCATTCCTGGAGGAGCATGCGGCAGAACTGTCGTCGCCGACCGATGGCGAACGTTCCGAGTATGAACGCCTGTTCAAGGAAAAAATGGCCACGCCTTCGGAGGTTGTGGCGCTGTCCCGACACCTCGAAGTGCATGTGAAAGCCAGGGCAAAACAGGGCATCCGCCTGCAGACCGGCGAACGCACCGTCGAGTTCGCGGAAGAACATGTGAACGCAAAAGGCGACCCGGTGGTGGTGCCGGGCATCTTCATGGTGTCGGTGCCGGCCTTCGTCGACGGCGATGCTGTTCGTATTCCTGCCCGCCTGCGCTACCGCGTGCAGGGCGACAAGGTGATGTGGCTGTACCAGCTTTATCGCTGGGAAACGTACCTGCGCGAGCAGGTCGGTCATGACCTGAAGAAAGCAGCGACCGACACCGAACTGCCCGCCTTCGAAGGCTCGCCGGAGGCGTGATGTCTGCTCCTTCGGCTCGCGGTCTGTTTCGCGCCACCGGCAAAAAAGCCAAGCCGGTGGCGGTACGCGTCTCCAGCGATCTTGGTGGTTCCTACGAATTCACCGAGACGAAGGATCGCGAGCCGAATGACTTCTATCCGACGCCGGTCGAGCCGACGCGGGCGTTCCTTTCAGTCGAACTGGAACGGCTGCGCGAATTTTCCGGCGTTTGGGAACCTGCCTGCGGTGATGGTGCCATGCTGCACGAATTCACCGCGGCGGGTTTGACCGCTTTCGGATCTGATTTGATCCAGCGTGGCGCGGCGGCTGAAGTCCGCAGCTTCTACGATTATCGCGAGCCCGCCTTTCCGGCGATCGCGACCAATCCGCCATTCGCCGAGTGCAACACCGATCCGGGCTGGATTCGGCACGCGCTCGGCACGCTCGGCGTCGAATACATGGCGCTGCTGCTGCCGATGAACTGGACCGGCGCGCAGGGTCGCGCCGCGCTGTGGGCGGAGTTTCCGCCGGCCCGCGTCTACGTGATGCGCTGGCGCATCGACTTCACCGGTCAGGGCGCGCCGCCGATGCTCAATGGCTGGTTCGTGTGGGACCGCGCGTGGCGCGGCGAAACCGTGCTGCGCATGCTCGACCGCAAGGATGTCCGGCAGGGCGAGCTTTTCAGCGAGGCGGCAGAATGACCGCCTACGATCCCGCCACCGATTCCGCCAGGAGCTATGAAGCCGCCATCGCCGCCAAGCGTGCGCGCGGCGACACGACGTGGAAAAAGCCGCTGCCGGAATACTCGCCGGCCATGCTGCGGCTGCATCTGATTGCCCGCGCCAAGCTGGCGCGCGACCTGCGCCGGCAGACCGAAAAGCAGTATGTGCGAGAGGCGGCACGGCTGTCCGGCGTCAAGGTGCATGTGGTGCGGCTCGCCCTGGAAGGACGACTGCGCAAGGCCGAACCGCGCGTGCGGCTGTGGGCGGCGCTCGGGCACTTCCCCGGCCTGATCGGCATCGTTCTGACCGACGACGGAGGCCAGCACCATGGCTGAAGTCGATCGCCAAGCCTTTGCCCAAGCCTTCCGCGACCGGCTTGCCGAGATTGGCTATTCGCTGCGGCGCGCCGAAGCGCAATGGCCCGAGACCGACCTTGCGATGCTGTCCCGTGCTTCGAACGGCATCACCATTTCCGCCGGCAATTACCTGCTGCTTTGCCAGATGGCCGGGCTTGACCCCTACGCCTATCTGGACCGCACGCCGCGCCGCCGCGTGACGATGAAAAGCATTTTAAATCAAGCCGTTACACCACCCGTCAAACGTGAAACAGGGGCGAGCGAATGAGCTACCCGAGCGATGTCCTGGACCCGTGGGTCCTCAAAATGCGGGAGGCGGAAGACGATGCCGCCCGCGCCGAAGTGCTGTTGTCGGCCCCGGTGCTGACCCTTCTGCGCTGGAAGCCGATCTTCCGCGAAAGCTGCCGCCGCGCTGCCTTCGACGAAGGCGTGACCTATCTCGACACGCTGTCGGACACTCTGAACAGCCCGCGCCATCGCGGCAACCTCGCCGGCACCATGCCCATGGCCGGGGCGACCTCGCATCTGCTGGGTGTCCTTCACCGCGCGGGAGGCAACCATGGCTGAACCGGGAATGCGCAAGCTCGACCAGGGCCTGCCGCGCATCGACATGTATTCGCCTGAATTCCGGGCGCGGCAGGCGTTGCGCCGGCAGCAGGCAACCATCGTGCCCGATACGAAGGCGACCCGCGCGGAATTGGCCAAGGATGCGCTTTCCCTGCTCGATGACGCGCGAGAAAAGGCGGACGTCATCGTTGCGGAAGCTCGTGAGGAGGCGGCGCGCATTCTCGCCGAAGCCGCCGAACAGGTCGCCACCATATTTGCGGATGCCCGCACCACCGCTGACCTGATCGTCGACCGGCTCGACGCTTCGCAAAAACCGCGCGTGACCGTGCGCGAAATCATTCGCGAGATGGCGGACCGCTTCGACGTCCGCCCGGAAGACATCACCGGGGCATGCCGCACCCGCATTGTCGTCAAGGCCCGCTGGGCGGCGATGGTTGCCGCACACCACGCCCGGCCGGACCTCTCCACTATCGCCCTTGGTCGCGAGTTCGACCGCGACCACACCGCCGTCATCTACGCGCTGCGCAAGTCCGGCGTGCGGCCTATGCGGGAGAAGGTCTAATGCTGCTCGACTTCGATCATGGGGCCGCACAGGCCGATTATCCGCCGCTGATCTGCGACAGCTTCGCCGGTGGCGGTGGAGCCTCGACCGGCATCGAAATGGCGCTGGGGCGCTCGCCAGACATCGCCATCAACCACAACCCCGCAGCGCTGGCGCTGCATGCGGCGAACCATCCCGACACACTGCACCTGTCGGAAAACGTGTGGAAGGTCGATCCGCTCGACTATGTCGCCGGGCGTCATGTCGGGCTGGCGTGGTTCTCGCCCGACTGCAAGCACTTCTCCAAGGCCAAGGGCGGCAAGCCGGTCGAACGCAACATCCGCGACCTGGCGTGGGTGGTGGTGATGTGGGCTGAACGCGTGCGCCCCGACGTGATCATGCTGGAGAACGTCGAGGAATTCCGCGATTGGGGGCCGCTGCGCGAGGAGACGCGCGACGGCAAGATCGTGCTGCTGCCCGATCCGGAACACAGGGGCCGCACCTTCCGCGAGTGGACGGGAAAGTTGAAGCGGCTGGGCTACAAGCTGGAACACCGCGAACTGCGCGCCTGCGACTATGGCGCGCCGACGATCCGCAAACGGCTGTTCCTGATCGCCCGATGCGACGGTCAGCCGATTGTCTGGCCGGCCCGCACGCATGGCGACCCGAACCGCGAGGATGACCGCAAGCTGATCGAAGCCGGAAAGCTGCTGCCCTATCGCACGGCGGCGGAAATCATCGACTGGTCGCTGCCCTGCCCTTCGCTGTTCGACACCAAGCAACAGATTTGGGAAAAATTCGGCCTTCGCGCCATCCGCCCGACTGCAGACGCCACGCAAAGCCGGGTGGCGCATGGCATCGGACGCTATGTGTTGCGTGCTGCTGCCGATGGCAAGCGGCCATTTCTGGTCAGCGTGGCGCATGGCTACAGCGGCGGGCGGCGCGAATATTCGCTTGATGAAACATTCGGAGTGGTGACTGCGGGCGGCATCGCCCATGCGCTTGTCTCACCTACCCTTGTGCAGTCCGGGTATGGCGAACGGGACGGGCAAGCGCCGCGCTCGCTTAACATCGGAGCTCCACTCGGAACAGCCGTGGCGGGTGGCGTAAAGCACGCTGTCGTTGCTCCGCACCTTGCTGCTTACTACGGCAGAGGTAGCGGGTCGGTCGATCGGTCTGCTTCTGCTGAAAAACCGGTCAACACCATTGTCACTGAGAACCGCCATGCCCTGATCGTCCCGACTTTGATCGGATGTGGCGGACGCGCTGGCCAGAGCAGGCCGCGCGGCGTTGATGAGCCGACCGCGACGGGGACCGCGAAGGCTGATGTGTGTGTCGCAGCGGCCTTCCTGGCGCAGCACAATAACGACGACAGACGTGCCGGAGGCGTCAATCCAGGCAGGCCGGCGACTGTGCCTGTCTCCACACTTACAGCCAGCCCGCAGCAGGGCGTCGTCGCTGCGCATCTGATGAGCCTGAAGGGAAGCGAGCGCCGCGATAGGCCGGCAAACGCTCCTCATGCGGCTGTCCTGGCCGGTGGCGGACACTCGGCTATCGTTGCCCCGTTCATCGCCAAATATTACGGCGTCGAGCAGGAAAGCGGATACGACGAACCAACGCATACGGCCACCGACAAGGCCCGGTTCGGACACGTCGAAACCGAATTTGCCTTCCCGCCCTTCACCGAAGAACAGGCCGACCGCGCCCGCGAAGTGGCGGCGTTCCTGCGCGCGCATGGCGAATGGGACGGTCGCGAGTTCGTGACGCTCGAAATCGACGGCGTCACCTTGGTGATGGTCGATATCGGCATGCGGATGCTGAAGGCGCGCGAACTGTTCAACGCGCAAGGCTTCCCGCCGGACTACATCATCGACCTGGAGTTCAACGGCAAGCCGCTGCCGCAGTCCGATCAGATTTCGTGCTGCGGCAACAGCGTGTCGCCACCGATGGCCGCCGCCTTGGTCGCGGCCAACTGCTCGCACCTGTCTCGGTACGAGGTGGCGGCATGATCCGGCTTTTGCTCACCATGGCCGTCAATTTCGGCTGCACAATCCTCTATCTCTGGCTTGGCTATGACCTGCACGTTCCGACGTTCCTGTTCGCGTTGGGGATCGTGCAATTGGCCAGCGCCATTCGAAAGGGTTCGGCATGAACGCGGCCACCCTTTCCCCGGATGCCAAGCACCTGCTTTCCATTCGCCGCAGCGTCGAGCAGATCGCGCCGGGCGACTGGACGCCGGTTCATGGCGAGCATGGCGCGTTCATCGAGGCGCGTGCCGATTTCGGCGAAATCGTCGTGCTGGCACGCTTCGACCCGGAAGCCAGCGTCGACGAAATCGCCTTCGCAGCCGGCGCGCCGGATACTGTGCGGTTCCTGCTGCGGCTGCTCGACACGGCATTCACCGAAATCCGCAGGCTGAAAGGGCTCGACCAGACCAGCCAGCCGCCGCGCAAGGACTATGCCGCCGAATGCTCGATGAAATGCGCGGAACCGGGATTTCTCCGCTTCCTGGCGGACCGGCACGGACTTGAAGCGCCGCTGACCAAGGATCGCGCAGCACAGAAGGTGCGCGGCCTGCTCGGCGTCGGAACTCGCAAAGAACTGAACGAAGGCGGACGCGCCGAAGCGGCCTGGAAGGCCCTGCGCGCCGAATTCGACGCCTGGAGGAAGAAGCCATGAACGGCCCGCGTCTTTCCATCATTCCGGCGCGCGCCGCCACCGATCCGGCCTTGAAGCCGCGCGACCTGCAGGTGCTGTGCGTGCTGGGCCGCCATACCGACGAACTTGGCTGGTGCCGTAAGAGCCAGGTCAAGATGTCCGATGAAATGGGCTGCGCGCGCGCCACCGTCTATGAGGCGATCGAACGGCTGGTCAAGGCCGGCTATCTGGAACGCTACGTGCAGGAAGAACAGAACGGGCGCGACAGTCCGCATGTCTATCGCGTCATCCTCGACCCGAAACACCCCGACCCGTCGAGCGTTCGCGATGCCGATTTCGACGGCGTGGACCCTGCCGCTATGTCGGCACCCCCTGCCGGTATACCGGCACCCCCTGCCGGTCCTAGACCGGCACCCCCTGCCGGTTCTGGACCGGCACCTAAGAACGACAGTTCTAGAACGTTTATTCAGAACGATATCGAGAAAGAACGCGAGCGCGAGGAAAACCAGAAAGCGGTCAAGGTCTGGCTGAAGAAGACGCATCCGTCCTGGCCAAGCTTTGTCAGCGACAGCGAGCCGAAGGCGCTTGCCGCGGCGCTGGCGCTGACCGATGAGGAGCGCACGCAGGCCGCCGACCGCATGGCCGACTATCTGGCCAGCGCCAAGGTCGGCGGACGGACCGTCATCTGCACGTTCGCCGTCTACCTGTCGGAAAAGCGCTGGCAGAAGCTGCCGGAGAAGGTGAGCCGTCCGGCACAGACAGACGGCTACGGTCCCGCGTTCGGGCCGGTGTGGGCGGCTTGGCGCATGCTGCGCCTGCTCAACGGTCCGGAAATTGCCGACGCAACGACGCCGGAAAGCCGGTGGCCAACCGTGGCGGCAGTGCATGTCAGGGCACGGCGCGGTCAGGGTCATGACTTCGGTGAGCGCTTCCATGCTCTGAAACCGCTCATGGTCGCGGTGCCTGTCGGGTCCGACATGTGGCAGCGCTGGCAGGCCGAACACCTCGTGCAGGGCTGGCCATGGCTTCCCGATCCGGGTTCGCAGCCTGTCGTCTACTTCCCGGCCGGCGGGCCGGAAGGGTTGGAAGCGTTCAAGGCCGATGTGGCGCGAGGAAGTCAGGATGATGCGAATGGACGTGAAGCGGCTGCATGAGGCGGAACGGACTTGGATTGCGCCCGACACGGGCGAAATCATCAACATCGACCGCGCCTGGCAGGCCAGCGACAGGCGAATCGCCATCTCGCAAAGGCAGCGTGCTTTGCTCGCTGCGGCTGGTCAGGACGGCCCGGAAGCGCGCTGGTATGTGCTTTCGGTCGGTCAGGGCGCTGATAATTGCGTGAATAACCTGTTGGCGGATGCGAAAATCGAACACTGGATGGCGCAGCAAACCATCGTTGTTCGTCGTCGTGGCCGGTACGGAATGGAGCGTCCGAAGGACAAAACAGTGCCCTTCCTGCCGGGCTATATCTTCGTGAAAGTGGTGTGGTGCATGCCCTGCTGGGAGGCTCTTTCGGGGCTGAAAGGCGTGCTGGGTATCGTTGGCGGCGTCGAGCGTCCGCCCTATGTCGATGACGCTAAGGTGTTGAAAATGCGTGCAGACATCGAGAATGACCCTGAAGCGGTGAAGGCGATGTTGCGCGCAATCAATCCGGGCGACAGGGTGAGCGTGGACGATGGTCCGTTTTCGTCCTTCCCCGGTGTCGTCGACACGGTCAACGAGAACACCGGCAGGGCCAAGGTCGAGGTGCTTATCTTCGGTCGCGTTGTGTCCGTAGACTTGGCCATTGCGCACATCAGCAAAACGTTCTAGCCGTTTCGTCCTAGGACGAGCCCGACAGAGTCGCACTCCTCATCGCGAGGCAGGAAGCGCCATCGGCCCCAGGTGAAGCGCAGGCAAGAGCCGGTCAGCTTCACCGCAACGGCGAAGCATTCACGAACATCATGGCAAACAAGCCCCGGTCATTCCGGCCTGCCCACATGGCAGCGCCGGACGATGCGCGTCGAGAGTACGACCGCCAGCGCGACAAGCGCGCATGGCGTGGCTGGTACAAGACCGTAGCATGGCAGCAGAAGCGAGAGGAGCAGCTTGCGGCTGAACCTCTCTGTGCTTTCTGCCGGAAGGCTGGTCGCCTGACACCTGCCACCGTGGCCGACCATGTGCATCGGCACTACGGCGACTATGAGAAGTTCTGGAACGGTCCGCTGCAATCGCTCTGCGATCAACGGCCATGGCGTTGTCACTCCAGCACCAAGCAACGGCAGGAAAAGGGTGGGCTGTCTCGATGAGAGGTTCTGGCGTCACGACAGCCATGGTCGAGTCGATCCCTGCCAGCGGTGCGGTCGTCATCGTCCATTCGGTAGCTATGCGTAGGTATGTGGAGCAGATGATTTTCGACCTGCGCGGTGACCAGGTCGCCAAGCTCTGCAGGGTACACAGCATAAGCAGCTACAGTGACCTTGCCCGTTTGCAAGGTGTTCGCATGCCGATTCGTATCGATCATGCTGCCTACCTTCACATGGACGCGCGCGTCATTGCCTACCTTGAGCAACTGGAACGGACCGTCGAACTCATGTTCGGCGCAGGTGCAGGCAAACCGATCGGTATTGCCAAGCTCTGACCCTCATGAGGGGGCGGGTCAAAAGTCTAGGGCGCCGGGGGCCTAGACCGCTCGGGGTCGAAGCGTGTGTCGCCGCGAAATTGGCCAGATTATTTTTTTTCCCCTCGGGCATCGCGCCCCTAACCTCGATTGGAGCAGACGGTGGCGCGTGGTCGGAAGCCGGACACGGCAGAACAGCAGGCGGCGAAAGGCGCGCCGGGCAAGCGGATGCCTAAGGCGACCGTCAACGCCGTTCGCAGCAACAGCCGTGCAGAGCCGATCGTTATCGGCAACGTCCGCCCGCCGAAGTGGCTGAGGAAAAGCAGGAAGGCGACCGAAGTCTGGAACGACCTCGCGCCGCGGCTCTCCAAGCTCAACCTGCTTAGCGAACTCGATGCCATCCCCCTCGGGCGCTATTGCCGGTATGTCGTCGAGTGGATCGCAGCCGACCTTGCGGTGCAGAAGGAAGGCACCTGGTTCGCCGCGGTCGGCACCAATGGCGAGCCTACCAAGAAGCGGCATCCGGCTTGGCAGGCATGCCAGGACATCGAGAAGATGCTGCGCGAGACCGAAGCCAGCTTCGGCATGCGGCCCGATGCTCGTTACAAGATCTTGCGCGATCAGGCCGCGTCGCACGGATTGCTGCCGCTGTTCGATCGCAACGACGATGAGGAGAAGCCGGCGGAACCTGCTGCGGCCAATCCGGCACCAAGCCCAGAAGCTGATGCGCTCGGTATCCTCGCCAACTTCGATTCCGTGCCGCCAAGTCGTGCGAACTGATCATGACCATTGCCGACACGTCGGCGGCGGCCGTCGTAGCCTCTGCCGGCCATCTCTTGTGGCCGGAGCCGGAGTGGATCGCGGAAGCGGTCGCGCGCGGCTGGGAGTGGGCTAGGACGCAATGGCGTCGGGCCGCGTGTCAACCTGGTGCGTGGTTCGATGCCAAGAAGGCGGATGCCGCGGTGGCGTTGTTCCCGCGCATCTTCCGGCTGACGGAAGACCGGTTCGCCGGCAAGCCGTTCAAACTTAGCCTGTGGCAGGAAATCATCGTCCGGATGCTGATCGGCTGGAAAGTGCCGGTCGAAATCAAGGACGATGAACAGTCGGCCCCTCGCATCGAGCAGGTCCGGCTGTTCCGCCGCCTGCTGTTGTGGGTGCCTCGCAAGAACGGCAAGTCGGAATTCCTTGCGGCGCTGGCGCTGCTGTTTTTCGTCCTCGATGGCGTTGTGGGCGGACAGGGCTTCGCCTTCGCCCGAGACGAAAAACAGGCCCGCATCGTCTTCGACAAGATGAAAGCCATGATCGCGATGTCGCCGGCCATGGCGGACAAGGCGCAGGGCTTCAAGAAGTCGATCTGGATACCGAAAATCCGGTCGGTGTTCGAACTCCTCACCGGCAAGCCGGAAGGCAAGCACGGTCGCTCCCCGACCGTCATCGTCGGGGATGAAATGCACGAATGGGAAAGTGCTGAATTGGCTTCGACACTTCGCCAGGGCACGGGCGCTCGCCTGGAGCCGATCGAGCTTTACGCATCGACCGCCGGCCTGAAGTCCAACCCGACCGGTTGGGCGCTGTGGGAGGAGTCGGTTTCGATCCTCGACGGTCGCATCGACGATCCGACCAGCCTTGTCGTCATCTTCGCGGCCGAACAGGAAGCGGACTGGCAGGACGAAGCCAACTGGCCGCTCGCCAATCCGTCGCTGGGCATTTCGCCAACGATGGCGTTCCTGCGGCGCGAGGCGGCACTTGCCGTCGACAATCCGCGCGCGGAATCACATTTCCGCTGCTACCACCTCAACCAGTGGATCGACGCAGTCGTTCGCTGGCTGAACATGAAGAAATGGGATGCTTGCACCGACGACAAGCAGGCGTGGCATGCCTACGCGACCGGCGACGACGGGCATTTCCAGCAGCGCATGCAGGAAGTCGGCTTGGCCGGGCGGCAGTGCTTCGGCGCGTTCGACATTTCGTCGACAGACGACATCACCGCCTTGATGTGGGTGTTCCCGCCGGACGGTACCGAAAAGAAGTGGAGGACTGCCTGCCGCTTCTGGGTGCCGGAAGACAACATCGAAAAGCGCGTCAAGCAGGACCGGGTTTCATACGACAAATGGCAGAAGGCCGGTGCCCTGATCCCGACACCCGGCGACTATGTCGATCAGGACTATGTCAAGCGCGCCATCATCCAGGGGCTTGATACGTTCGAAGTTGCCGCCATCGGCTACGACCCGTGGAACGCCACCAAGCTCTACACCGACCTGGTCAAGGAAGGTGTCTCGGAAGAAATCTTCCTCAAGATGCGGCAGGGACACCAGACGCTTGGCGAGCCGACCAAGTTTCTGGAGCACCTGGTCACGTCGGGGAAATTCGACCACGGCGGCCATCCCGTTCTGCGCTGGATGGCTGGCAACACGTCGGTGCGGTTCGACGAAAATCTGAACTTCATGCCGACGAAGAAGCGCAGCGCCGAAAAGATCGACGGCATCGTTGCCGCGGTCATGGCCTGCGGTCTGGCCATCGCCACGACCGACAGGGACGATCTTAGCGACTTCCTCAAGAACCCGGTGACAGCACAATGAAGTTCTGGCCGAAGTGGGCTGGCCGTATCTTTTCGGTCTCGGACAAAGACCTGCCGGCGGCGATTGGCGTGCAGGATAATTGGGCCGACGAAGCCGTTTCGGTCGAAGGCTCGATGAACCTGTCTGCCTTTTGGGCTGGTGTCCGCATCACTGCCGAAACGGTCGGCAGCTTGTCCTTTGAGATGATGGAACGCGACAGGTCCGGTCGGAAGGTTCGCGTCCCTGACCACGACCTGCAGTCGCTTTTCAGCGCCAGCCCCAATGCCGACCAGACCGCTGTCGAGTTTTGGGAAGGCCGCATGCTTGGCCTTTGCACGTCGGGTAACGGCTTCGCGGAAAAGGTCGAGAGCGCCAACGGCAAGCGCCTGATCGCGCTCAACTCGATGCCTGCCGATACGCAGGGCAAACGCAATGCGAACGGCGATATCGAATACACATTCTACGATCGCGGGAAGCAGGAACGCCTGCCGGAAGAAAAGGTTTTTCATATCCGTGGGTTCGGTGACGGCATCATGGGGCTTTCACCGGTCGAGTACGCCCGGCAGACGCTTAGCCTGACCATCGCTACCGAAAAATTCGCGTCACAATCCTATTCGCGCGGCCTTCGGTCGAAGGGCTTCTTCGTCATGCCGGCGGGCAAGACGCTGAACAAGGAACAGCGTGACGATGCCCGCAAGACGCTGGTCGAGGCGAACAGCGGCAAGAACGCTCCATGGGCCGGCGTCCTGGAAGGCGGGGTGGAATTCAAGTCGGTATCCCTTTCGATGCGGGATGCCGAAATGATCATGAACCGTCGGTTCAACGTCGAGGAAGTGTGCCGCTGGATCGGCGTTCCACCCATCATCATCGGTCATGCCGCCGAAGGGCAGACGATGTGGGGCACAGGCGTGTCAGCCGTGATGCAAGCCTGGTACACGCTGCGCCTGCGCACTTACCTGAAGCGCATCGAACAGGCCATTTCGAAACGCATCTTCAGCCCTGAAGACCGCGCCCGGTTTTCGGTGAAGATCAATTACGAAGATCTTCTGCGCGGCGACACGGTCGCCCGTTCCGCCTTCTACACCGCTCTCCTGAATGCCGGTGTGATGACCATCAACGAGGTCCGCGCGCTTGAAGGACTGCCGCCCGTCGCGGGCGGTGACGTGCCGCGTATGCAGATGCAGAACGTGCCGATTTCCGGTGCGCCCGGCCAAATCGGACACAACGGCGGCCCAGCCATAGGAGCAAACGAATGAAGGCCCGCAATTTCGCGTTCGACGCGCTGAAGACCTGTGATTTCGCGCTCGATACCAAGTCGATTTCGGATCAAGGCGAATTCGAGGGTTATGCCTCGACGTTCGGCAATGTCGATGAAGGCGGCGACCTGGTCGAACCGGGCGCATTCATCGAAAGCGTCGTCAAGGCCAAGAAGGATGGACGCAACATCCCCATGCTGTGGCAGCACGATCGCGACGAACCTATCGGCGTCTGGAAGGACATCGCGGAAGACAGCAAGGGGCTGTACGTCAAGGGGCAACTGATCCTTGAAGGCGACCCGGTTGCGCAGCGCGCTTATGGCAAGCTCAAGGCCAAGGCGCTTGGCGGCCTGTCGATCGGCTACCGGCTTCTGCCCGGTGCGGTGGAGCCCGACGAAAAGCGGCCCGGCGTCACGCGCCTCAAAAAGGTCGACCTGCGCGAAATCTCGCTGGTGACGATGCCGATGAATATCGAGGCGCGTATCACCAGCGTCAAATCCTTGCTCGACGACGGCAAGTTGCCGACCGTCCGCGAATTCGAGGAGTTCCTGCGGGATGCAGGCGGCTTCTCCAAGAGCCTTGCGGCAGCGATTGCCGGCAAGGCTGCGCCTCACCTTCGGGGGGAGCCCGAAGCCACGGCGAAGACCGCACGGCGCTTTCTTGAAGCGCTGCGCGCGAACTGACCTCCCCCGAAACCAATCCAAGGAATCCAGTTATGAACACCCATTACCGCATCATGGCGGGTGGCGTTGCTCGCCTTGCCGCCAGCGTCGTCGGTCCCCGCATCTTCTTCGACCGCGTGAGCGAGGGCCACGACGCGCCGACCGTCGAGCAGCTTGCCGGCCAGGTCAGGGACGAATTCCAGAAGGCTATCGACAAGGTCAAGGAAATCGCCGTTGAAGCCCTGGGCAAAGCACAGTCCGGCGAGGAGCTTTCCAAGAAGCTGAAAGATGAGGCCGACGAACGCCTGATCAAGATGAATGGCCTGATGACCCAGGTGGGCGAACTGGAACAGAAGGCGGCCCGCCGCGGCGGCGGCAGTGACGAAGCCCCGAAAAGCATCGGCCAGCAGTTTGTCGAAAGCGAGCGCTACAAGCAGTTTTCGTCCGACGACTTCCCGCGTACCGGAAAGGCCGATCTCCGCATCAAGGCCAACATCACGTCGGCAACGACTGTGGCGCCGGGTTCGGCTGGTTCCGCAATCCAGCCATATCGCGACCCTGAGTTCGTTGAGTTGCCGCAGCGCCGGCTGACCATGCGGGGACTGATCACCCCCGGCAACACCAACAGTTCGGCCATCGAATACGTGCGGGAATCCGGCTTCACCAACAACGCCGCCCCTGTCGCGGAAGGGGCGAAGAAGCCGCAGTCGGACATCAGCTACCAGCTCGTGAACACGTCGACGAAGGTCATCGCGCATTTCATGAAGGCGAGCCGGCAGATTCTGTCCGACGTGCCGCGCCTGCGTTCCGATATCGACGGGCACTTGCTCTACGGCCTGGGCCTTGTCGAGGAAGCGCAGATTTTGAACGGCGATGGCACCGGACAAAACCTGCTTGGCATCGTGCCGCAGGCCACCGCATTCGCGATCCCGGCAGGTCTCACCCGCCCGGCGAACATGACTTCGATCGACGTGCTGCGTATCGCTATGCTGCAGGTTGCGCTCGCCGAATATCCGGCGACCGGACACGTTCTCAACCCGATCGATTGGGCGTCGATCGAACTGACCAAGGATACGACCGGCAGCTACATCATCGGCAATCCGCAGGGGACGCTCGCGCCGACCCTTTGGGCACTGCCCGTCGTTTCCACGCAGGCTATGACGGCTGGAAAGTTCCTCACCGGCGCTTTCAAGCTCGGCGCTTCGCTCTACGACCAGTGGGAAAGCCGCATCGAGGTCGGTTACGAAAACGACGACTTCACCAAGAACATGGTGACCATCCTCGGCGAGGAGCGTCTTGCGCTCGCTGTGAAGCGTCCGCAGTCCTTCGTCTACGGCAACACCGCGCCGCCCGCTCCCTGATCCTGAACAATAACATCGGCAGGCGGCCTAACGGGCCGCTTGCTTCACCCTTGGCAAACAGGAGCAATTCTCATGTCGAAGACCAAATATGATGTCGTGCGCGAACATATCGGTGAGCGTCCTTACACTCATGGCGAAACACGTTGGGCTTTTCCCAATGACGTTAGCCATCTGATCCCGCACGTCCTGGTCGAGTCGAAAGACCAGACCGATGATGCCGCTGCCGGCTCGGGCACCGATACGGAGACCTTGACGGCCGACACTGACACCGACACCGACACCGACACCGACACCGACACCGACACCGACACCGAAAAAGCGGAACCGCCTGTCAAGAACAAGGCCGAACCGCAGCCGAAGAACAAGGCCGAGTAAAGCGCCATGCGCGTTCGCGTTGTCAGGGCGGCAGAGCCGATTGTGACGCCCGATGCGATACCCGGTTCACATCAACCGGGTGACGCTTCGGTCGCCGCTCTCATCGCCGCCGTAACCGAAACCATCGAAGGCCCTGAAGGCTGGCTGGGCCGCTGCCTTGGTCCGCAGACCCTGGAGGCAACGATGCGCCAGGTCTGTTCCCGCGAAATCGATCTGCTGTTCCCGCCCATCATCCCGAACACAGTTTCCATCAAGTACCTTGATGACAATGGCACGGAACAGACAGTGCCGGCCGGAAACTATCGCATGATCGGGAACACTATTCTTTTCAACGACAGCTATTCGTTCCCGTCCGTGCTGTGCGCGCCCGACGCGATCCGCATCCGCTACGAAGCGGGCTATAACGGCGCAGGCGACGGCAAGACCGGTGCCGTGCCGGAACGTGCCCGGCAGGCCATCATCCTGTCCGTGCAGGAACTGCTGCGTGTCGGCAGGGATGACCACGAATTGCGGTCCGAGACCGTCGAGGGCATCGGCTCGGAAACCTATGTCGACAGCGACAAGATCGCTGCTGTCGTCGAGAAGACCTGCGACCGCCTGCTGTCCACCCTGCGGTGCTACATTCCATGACCCCCGCCGAAGCAATCGCCATGCTCGACCGGCAGCTCGCCAGGCATGGGCAGGATGTGAAGCTGCGCAAGACGAACGCGACGGACGGGCAGGTCACGGCCCGCGCGTTTGTGCGGGGCTACGGGGCCAAGGAACTGGTCGGCCTGATCAAGCTTGGCGACAAGCAGGTGACGGTTTCGCCGTCCAGCCTTGGCGTGTTCGGCGAGCCGCAGGCCAATCAGTTCGTCTTCGTCGACGGCAGGAACCGGACCATCCAGGGCGACCCCGAGTTGATCTGCGTCAACGGCGTGCTGGTGCGCGTCAACATGACGGTGCGCTGATGGCCCGCACGGTTCCGGTCGCCGAAGCTTTTCGCGTCGCCGCGCAGAAGACGATCGAGGCGACGCACAAGTTGCTGGTCGAGACAGCGAAGCAGAAACACGCCGAAATCATGAATCGCGATCCGCGCCCGGCCAGCTTCACCCGCTATGTCGACGGGCGCGAGGGCGCGGCGGAAGAATCGGTGCGAGCCGGCGGCGTCATCGTCTACCGATACCCCCGCCTCGAGGCGGTTGCGCAATTCGCCATGGAAACGCTGTTCGACCTGTCGCCGGTCCTGTCCGGCGACTATCGCAACAGCCACACGCTGTTCCTGAACGGCTCGCCCGTCGCCAACCTCGACGGCCTGCGCCCGGGTGATGAAATCAGCATCGCCAACCCGCTGCCCTATGCCCGTAAGATCGAAGTCGGCGCGATGGCCATGCGCGTTCCCGGCAGCGATCTTGTTTATCAGCAGGCGCGCCGCAAGGTGATGTCGCGGTGGGGCAATGTCGCCAAGGTCGATTTCACCTATCGCGCCATCATCGGCGGCGACCAGATCAACCAGGCGGCTGCGGCGTCCAGCGGGCAACCCTGGTGGCTTGGTGGTGCCGCGGCGCGACCGGCCACCGGAGCGACCGAAACCCGCATTGCCAGGGCATTCGGCGCGACTGCCCACAATCGCGCCAACCTGCGCTTTCCCTGCCTGATCATCCGCGAGAGGTAACATGCCCGATTTCGCAGGTGCCAAGGCAGCGATGCGCGCCCGGCTGACCGACAACTGGCACGCCGCGCCGATCGTGTTCGGCAATCGGGCAAAGCCGCTGGGCTGGACGGCTCCATGGCCGCCTGCCGATGCCGATGGCATCCTGCAACCATGGGTGCAACTCGAAATCATCAACACCAGCGCCGTAGTCGTGGCCGGTGGCACGCCCGGCAACCGGGTCTGGAATTATGACGGCGATATCCTTGCACATGTCTTCGTTCCCGCCGGCAGCGGTGAAGACATCGCCACGCAATATGCGGTCGCGATCGGTGAGATTTTCCGGGCGGCGGAATTCTACAACGCCGTAGACGGTTTTTGTGTTCGTACCCTTGCCCCGTTTGTCGACGGCGGCGGCTCGGGCGATGACGACGGCAGTTGGTTCCGCGTCTCGATGTCGGTCGGCTACACATACTGGCACCGCGGCTAGGCCGCTTTCTCCCCACAATCGAAAAGGACTTTGCCATGGCTTACGGCGAGCAGTGGAACGCCTATACCGCGTTCAAGGCACAGGCAGGCAAGGGCGCGCAGGCAACCGGTGCCGGCGCGCTCGTGCTGCCCGAATCCGGCGGTCAGGGTGGCCGCATGACCAAGGCCGCGATCGAAAGCGGGTTGGTGCGGCAGGACGGCATGCAGCGCCGCGGCCGCCACGGTTCGCAGAAGACCAGCGGCGCTTACAATGGCGAACTGATCGTCGGCGCGACCGATCCGATCTTCGAAGCCATCATGCGCGGCAACTGGTCTCCGGCAGACCTCTCCATCACCGAAGCCGACATGACCAGCATCACCACCACCGAACACACCATCGTGGCGGCGGCGGGCGACTGGATCGCAAAGGGCCTGCGCGTCGGCGATGTCATCCGCCTGGTCGACCAGGACCTGGCCAATGCCGATCTGAACATCCGCATTTCCGGCCTGTCCGCCACCACCATCACCACGCCCGACACGCTGGTGCCGAATGCGGTCGCGGATACCGACTTCGCGGTTGTCCGCAAGGGCCGCAAACTCATCAACCCCGGCCCCGGCCAGTTGCTTCGCCGCTATTTCACGGTCGAGGAACATGAATATGACCTCGACGCCTCGGAACTGTTCACCGACTGTATGTTCTCTCGCCTGCGCATCGCCATGGCGGCGGATGGCAATGTGACGACCGAATTGGGCTGGACCGGCACCGGTCAGTTCGAAACCAAGCTGGGTGCGCAAGCCCCCTTCTTCCCTGCGCCGGCCGATCCTGTCGGCGTACCCATGGCGGCGCTGGAAGCCTCGCTGCGGGTCGGCACGCAAGACCTGATCGACCTCACATCGTTTGATGTGACGATCGATCTGCAGGCTTCGACGCCGAGCGTCACCGGCCCCAGCAAATACGCGCCCGATGTGTTCCTGGGCACCATGGCGGTTTCGATGAACCTGACCGTGCTGCGCAAGGATCTTCTGGCGGTGGCCGATTTCATCAACGAACAGCCGCTGTCCCTGCACTTCCTCGCCGGCACCAATCCGGAGACTGGCCCAGCTGACTTCTTCAGCCTTGCCGTGCCCAATTTCACCTATGGCGCGGTCGACAAGAGCGCCGTGGCCAAGGCAGGCGGGGCGCGCACCGAAACGCGGACCGTGCCGACTGCGCTGGTCGGTATCGACGAACGCGGCGGTGCTTATGACCGCACCATGATCAAAATTCAGGTCAGCAACGCCGCCTGATTTTCCTGTCCGACCGACATCGGTTTCAGCGCTGAAACGGCGGCAGGTTGTCGGACCTGCCGCCGCCCCTTCCGACAAAGGATACGAACATGGCCAAGGCCGACGAACAGATTGCCGAATTCTCGTTGGATGATTTCAACAGTGCTGACACCGCCGACATGACGGTCACGGTCAATGGCAAGCCAACCACATGGAAATGGACTTTCGCCGGTCCGGGCCATGACAACACGGTCGAGCAGAACAACCGCAACGCCCGCGAGCGTTTGCAGGCGGACCGGATGAAGGAACAGGCCATCGTCAATGGAAAGAAGTGGAAAGCGCCGGATGAAACGGTCGAGGATGTCCGAAAGCGCAACATTGCGAACATCGTTGAACGACTGATTGGCTGGACGCCCGTCAAGATCGACGGCGAACTTTACCCCTTCTCGGCTGACAACGCGGCCAAACTGCTCATCGATCCACGCAAACAAGACCTCTATATCCAGGCGTTGGAATTTCTTAGCAGTGAACAGGCTTTTTCGAAGGGCTCCGCGAAGCCCTGATCGAATTCGCGAAACGAGAATTCCCGCTGGCCAAGGCCGATGAAAAAGGCATCACCCAACGGGCAATGCTACAAAGCCTCCTAAAACGGACCCGCGATGCAGAGAAGCGGGCCGCCATCGAGGCGGAATTGACTATTCCGCCTCTGCCGCTCTCCGTCCGGTACCTGTGGTCGACCTTCCATCGCATTTCGAACCGGCGTCCATCGGGCTATGGTCTTAGCCTTATCCCCTGGAGCGAAATAGCGGCGTTTCAGCAAGTGACGCGTTTCAAGCTGTCAGGCTGGGAACTCGAAATCATCGAAGCTCTCGATATGGAACTGGTGGCGGCACACGCGGCCTAGCGCTTGCCGTTCAAAGTCCGTTCAAGCAGATCGTTCTGCTTTTCGGTTAGAACTTCGATGGTGCGCAGATGGTCGGTGATAGCGCCAAAACAATAGAGCGCTGCGCCCGACAGGATCGAACCGAAGCCGGCCCATAGCCAGAATACGCTTGCCTGACCTTGCAGATTGAGGCCGGTGAAGACGCCGTAGGCCACGGCAACTAGTCCAGCCATCACGGCCAGCATACCAAAAATCCGAACGATCCCCGCCATTTCATCCTCCGGCCTCGCCTCCCTGGCGAGGCCGCCAATCTGGTGGAACTATGCCCGCAGAGCAAGTCGTTACTGAAATCCAGATCACGTCGGCTCAGACGGAAGCTGCGCTGGCACGCATCGAGCAAGCTTATGCGCATGTAGGCGACCGGGCCGCAGCGGCGGAAGCTCGCGCGCAAGCCGCACTCGACAAAACTGTGCAGTCGTTGACTCGAGTGCCGCAGTCCATCGACCGCGTGCAGGCAGCGTATGACAAGGTCAGAGGCAGTATCGACCCTGTTGTCAACGCACAGATTCGCGCGGAACAGGAAATGACCCGGTCGCTGTCGGCCATTAATCGCGCTGTGTTGTTGGGTGTTACCACCGAACAGCAAGCTGCGCGCGAAATCGCTGGGTTGCGCAGCAAGCAGGTCGCTGAAATCAACCGCGTTCGTGATGCGCAGGAAAAGCTGAACGACAGCGCGCGGGCGGCCAACGACAACAATCCAGCGTTCCGCCGGCAGAATCTTGGCTATCAAGCGTTTGATATCGGTCAGGGACTTGCTGCGGGCACGCCGCTAGCTGTGATCCTTGCACAGCAGGGACCGCAAATTGCCCAGCTTTACGCGATGCAGGGCGGGTTGAACGCGCTATGGCAGGATGCCGTCTCAATACTAGGGGCGCTCGCGCGTGCTGCTGCACCATGGATTGCGGCTGCCGCTCTCATCTATGGCGCGTATCGGCTTATCAAGTCCAGTTCTGCCGAAGCCGCCCTGGCGATCGACGACACGACGGCCGCACTTGCAAAGCAGGCGGCACCGATCGGTTCGGTCAAGTCGATGGTGTCCGACCTCTACAGCATCCAGAAGGATTACACGAACGCGATTTCCGCGACGGCGCGCACGCAGACAGCGGCGACAGCAACGATCATCGCCAACAGCGAAAAGGAATTCAACGCCAAGAAAAGCTTGCTCGAGCTCGAATTGAAACGTCAACAGGCGGCCATCGCGGCACAGCAGGCAGAAATTGCCATCGCCGGCTTGCAGATGAAACGCGAAGTTGGCCAGCAGGTATTCACCCGAATGGATACCGAGCGGACCGGGTTTTCCGATCCACGTATTGGACGTTTCGTCAATCTCCCCGACGACATCACTGGCCTGGAAAAGACCCGTGAAGTGTTGGAGAAAAGCCCCGCAAACGAGACGATCAAAGAGCTTCGCGCGAATCTCTCTCTCACGGAAGTCGGCGTTAAGGCGCTTCAGGATGCGCTGAAAACCACCTTCGACTCCACGACCGTCAAGCCTGAGAAGATGAGTGCAGGCGCTGCGCGCGCCTATCGCGACCTGATGAAGAATGCCGACGATCGACTTGCGCAGATGCAGGTCGAGATAGACTCGGTCGGCAAGGTCGGCATCGAGGCCGACAAACTCGCATTCAGACAGCGGCTGCTTTCCGATGCGACCGACCATGGTCGGAAGATCGGTGAGGAACAGCGAAAGGAGATTGAAAAGCGCGTTCAGAAATTCGAGGAGTTGGCCACAAAGCTTGCAACCGTCAGGCTGCAGCAGGATTTGCTGTTCGAACGGCAGCAGGCGTTTCGCAATCCGATTGACCAGCGCATCGCGTCGGAGCTTCAGCAGCGCGGTCTGCCGATCGACTTCAACAGCGAAGCCGCCGCGGCGATCCGCTACAACGAACAGCTTTACATTGCCCGCGACCTGACTTTCGATTTCGCGTCGACGCTGGCGCAGGATTTGCGCAACGGCGTGAAGCCGATCGAAGCGCTGACCAATGCGTTCGGTAGGCTGGGCGACAAGCTGCTTGATATGGCGCTGAACAACGCCATCAACAGCCTGTTCGCCAATCTGGCCGGCGGCGGCAGCGGCGGTTCGGGCAGCGGCGGCGGTGGCTGGCTGGGCTCGCTGTTCTCCTGGCTGGGCTTCGCCAATGGCGGCGCGTTCGGTGCGTCCGGACTGACCGCCTTCGCCAATGGCGGCGCGTTCACCAACTCCATCGTCTCCAGTCCGACCCTGTTCAAATTCGCCAACGGCACCGGCCTGATGGGCGAAGCCGGCCCAGAAGCCATCATGCCGCTGCGCCGTACCAGTTCCGGGGCGCTCGGCGTGATGGCGGCGAACCAGAACGGCGGCACCGTCGTGCAGATCATCGACCAGCGCAGCGGCGGCGCACCTGTCTCGACCGAAGAAGGGTTGGGGCCGAATGGCGAACGCCAGGTGCGCGTGATCATTCGCGATGCGCTGGAGCGTTACGATGGTGAATTGCCGATGAAGATCGAAGGCAAAGTCGATGCCATGCAGCAAAATCCACGCCGCCGTGGCGGCGGATGGTGATGACTACACTCGCGGTTTCGACCAGGGATTGTCACGATCTTGCTGGCGACCCTCTTCCAGGGTCTTAAGAAGTGTCTCGCCGGTTTCGCGCGCTGCTCGCGCAATGAAAGCCGCAATGCCTTCTAGGATCAGTTTTTCCGCTTCCGAAATAGTGAGGTCTTTCCCTCCGGTTGCCACCCCGACACCGAGATTGATTTCCGGGCCATCATCATTTCCAGCGATGCTCGAAAATCTCAGGGACACGTCGGCGCCGACGCAATCCTTGCCATCGTCTCTTACAAACGAGGCAAGACCTCCCAGGGTAACCCGCGTCAATTTGCGATCAGAATAATCCTGCATTTCAAACCCCTTCCCAATTTCAAACCCGGCGCAACTTAGCGGAACCCTTTGAGGAGTCCATGACCTTCGCCTATCCCCTGCCCCTCGCCACGCTGGCCGACCGCCTGCCGATCCAGTCGGCGGTGTTCACTGACCATCGCAACGACGAACTGTCGGGCTCGGCGGATGCCCGCGTCTGGCAGGCCGAAATGGCCGATCCGCTGTGGACGGCGGAAGTCGTGATCGACACCGTCTATCACCGGGAGGCGTCGCAGATTGCGGCGACCATCCGCAAGCTGTTTGGGGCGCAGGAAACCTTCTGGCTGTACGATCCTGTGAAGCAGTATCCGGAAGCCGATCCGACCGGGGCTATTCTCGGCGCGTCACTCGTCAAGGTGAACACGCTTGGCGTCGACAACAAGTCGCTGCGTTTCAGCGGCCTGCCTGCGGGCTACGCGCTGACCTTGGGCGACAAGTTCCAGATCAATTATGTCGGTGGTCGCAGCTATTTCGGGGAAGTCTCCGAAACCGTCGCCGCTGCGGGCAGCGGCATCACGCCGGCTTTCGAGGTGTTCCCGCATCTGCCGTCCGGCCTTGCCGTCAACGACACCGTGACCCTGATCCGCCCGGCCTGCAAAATGTTCATCATGCCGAAAAGCTTTCGGCAGGGAACGCAGGACGGCATGTTTCACCGCGGCATCGGTTTCACCGCCATGCAACGAAAGCGCCCGTCGTGAAGAACATCCGCGCCGGCAACCAGGTCGCCTTCGCCACGGCCCGCGACAAAGGCATCGTGCCTCGTCGGTTCGTGTGGATCACGGCACCGCGTTTCGACAATGGCGTTTACGAAGATTTCGGCCTGTGGACCGGCGACGACGATGCGATTTTCTCTGTCGTCGACGGCACCACCGGCCTGCCGGTCGCGCGTCCCTATTATGGCGGCGTCAATCTGGAAGTCGGGGAGATTTCGGAAGACTCGAACCTGACCATCGAACCGGTCGATGTCGAGTTTTCGCAGGTCGCGCCGATCTGTCAGGAAATCGCGCGCGGCCACAATCTGCGGCTGGCCAGGATCGAAATCCACGACGGCACGCTGGACCCCGCCACCCGCCTGCCGACCGATGCCGCAGAACTGGTGATGGTCGGCATCATCGACGGCGCGCCGATCGAAACGCCGGCAGCGGGCAGCGACGGGTCGATCAAGTTGAGCGTCGTTTCCGAAGCGCTGCTGATGCTGACCCGCAAGAATCCGCGCAGGCGATCCTATGAGGGGCAGAAGCGCCGGCAGGGCGATGAATTCGGGCTCTATTCGAATGTCGTCGAAAGCTGGAAATTCGCTTGGGGCCAGAAATGATTGGGGGGCCAGAAATGACCGACCTGGTGCGCCTGCCCGACTGGCGCTTGCGCTTCGACGCGGCGATTGACGAAATCCGCTATGTGCCGTTCGCCTGGGAAGACCAGCACGATTGCGCACTCGGCCTGCCCGGCAGGCTGGTCTGTGCGATGACCGGTGAAGATCTGACCACGCGCTACCGCGGCAAGTACAAGTCGGCGCGCGGCGCGCTCGGCATCGTGCGCCGCGCCGGCTTCGACAATCTGGCCGACATGGTCGGTTCGATCCTTCCGGAAATCCATCCGTCACAGGCCACCATTGGCGACCTCGCTGCCTATGAGATGGATTCCGCCTTCGGTTATGCGCTCGGCGTCGTCAACGGCGAACGCGTTTTCGTGCTGCGGCCGGAAGGCATCGGCACCATGGACCTGCTCGACGCCAAGCGCGCTTTCAAAGTCGGATAAATCATGCTGCGCATTTTCCCTGCCGCGCTGGCGTTGCTGCTGGCGGCGACGACGCTTGGCCATGCCGAGCCGATCACGATCGCGCTGTTCGGTGCGGCCTTCGCCTCGACCTTTGCCGGCGGCCTGGTCACGCTCGGCATCATCTTCGCCGCCAATTACGGTTTCGGCCTGCTGCAGCGTGCGCTGTCGAAGAAGAACAAGAACGACACCGCGCAAGGCGTCCAGCTTCAGGTTTCCGTTGGCGACAACACGCCGCTGGCGTTTCCCGTCGGCCCATCCGCCGATGCCGGCACGCGCAAATATGCCGGTAGCTGGGGGCAGGAAGGCAAGACGCCGAACGCCTATGTCAGCGACGTGCGCCAGATCGCCGACATTCCACTGCCCGGCGCGCCGGGCCTTTGGGTGGACGGCAAGAAAGTGACGGTGCTGTGGAGCGAAGCCCCGGCCCCGCAAGGCTATCCCGTGCAGGAATACCGCAAGGATGGCGTCGACTATCTGTGGGTGCGCTACAATGACGGCACGCAGACCACGTCCGACCCCTTCCTGTACGCCAAATTCAGCGGCTCCGAACATCCGTGGAAATCGACGATGATCGGGCGCGGTTGTCCGTTCGTGGTGCTGACCGCGCGCTACAACACCGACCTGTTCAAGAACGGCGACATCCAGTACCTGGTCGAACCTCCACTTGCGCGCTGGTATGACCTGCGCAGGGATTCCACTGCCGGCGGCGTCGGTCCGCAGCGCTGGAACGACTGGACCACGTGGGAGCCGTCCGCCAACCCTGCGGTCATCATCTACAACATCATTCGCGGCGTCTATTACGGCGACGAATGGGTGTATGGCGGTCAGAACCTGCCAGCCTTCCGTCTGCCGGCGTCGAACTGGATGGCTGCGGCTAACGAATGCGACCGGCCCCGCGCGCTGGCCAATGGCGGCAGCGAACCGCAATTCCGCTGCGGCTATTTCATCGACGGCGACAAGGAACCGCTCGCCGTCATCGAGGAATTGCAGAAGGCGTGCAGCGGGCGCGTTTCGGAATCGGGCGGCATCTTCCGGATGCTGGTCGGCGCGCCGGGGTCCGCCGTCTATTCCTTCACCGACGCCGACATCATCGTCACCGAAGGGCAAAGCCTGCTGCCCTTCACCAAGCTCGACCAGACGTTCAACGCCATCGAGGCGACCTATCCGGAGCCCGCCGAACAGTGGTCGACGAAGGACGCGCCGGCCCGCTATTCGTCGGTGCTGGAAGCGCAGGACGGCGGACGCCGCCTGCCGACGCCGATCAACTTCGCCGCCGTGCCCTTCGCCGTGCAGGTGCAGCAGTTGATGACGACGATGATCGAAGACGAACGCCGCTTCCGCGTTCATGCCTTCTCGCTGCCGCCGGACGCCTATCCGCTGCAAAGCAATGATGTCGTCACCTGGACTTCGGCCCGCAATGGCTACGTCAACAAGAAATTCATCATCACCAAAAAGGCCGGGCGGCGTACCTATAACCAGGCCGTCATCCTGAAGGAGCTTGAGCCGGGCGATTACGGCTGGTCGAGCGACAAGGAACTGCCGGTCATTACCGGCCCGGTCGGCCCGCTGCCGGTGCCGCCGCAATTGATGACCGGCTGGCAGGTGTTTCCCGACACCATCTTTGATGAGAACGGCAACGCGCGCCGTCCGACCATCCTTGTCAAATTCGATGGCGATCTGGACGATGTCGCGACCGTTCGCATTCAGGTGCGGTTGGCGACCAGCGACGATGTCGTGTTCGACGGGCTGGTGCCTTATGGGAAGCCGAATGCGGACGGCTCGCCCAAGGCCGTCAAGTTGAGCGGCACGTTCCTGCCCAACACCAACTATGAAGTGCGGGGCATCTTCGAGCCCTTCAGCGCCCGCGAAACCGATTGGTCGGCATGGCTTCCGGTCAAGACGCTGAACATCCGGCTTGGCGACAACGACGTTTACCTGCCGGGCATGGTCGAGGAAATCAACCGCAACGTCGGCAACATGCTACCGCCGCTGCAGGAAGACATCCGCACCATCATCGAGCGGGAAAACAAGTCCGCGCAGCAGGCGCTTGAGCAGGATGCCGGCCAGTTCCGCAACAAGCAGTCGCAGATAACGCAGATCAAGGCTGCCTATGATACCGTCACGGCGGAATACAAATCCGTGGTGCTGGCGGCGACCGGGCCGGGCTCTGCCATCGTCCAGCGGCTTGATACCTACGACGCCAAGATAGCCGACAAGGCGAGCGTTTCCGCTCTCGTCTCGATCGGGCTTGTCGCAACCGATGTGAACGGCGTCATTACCGGTACGGGAACCATCATCCAGGGGGTGCAGGCATCGGTCGCCGGCATGTCCGCGCAAGGGCAGTTCCGAACCTATGTAACCGCAACCGAGACGGGCGCAGAAGCGACAGTTGGTCTTGCGGCGTCTGCCACCGCCAACGGCGCGACGCGGTCAGCGGCGATCCTGCTGTCTTCGCGATCGGACGGCAAGACCATGGCCGGGCTGGTGGCTGACCTGATCTATTTCACCGATGGTTCGGGCAATAAACAATTCCCGTTTGTCTTCTCCGGTGGCGTCATGCGTGCGAATTTCGCGAACATCGGCACCATCACCGCTGGCTACATCCAGTCGCCTGATGGCCTCCATGTCTACAATGTCGCCGCCGGCACGCAGGAGTGGTGGCGGCTGTGACCATTTCGGCAGCATTCTGGGATTGGGTCGGTGATCGCTGGCGCGGCAGATGGGTGCTTCCCGGCTACAACGCCCGCGACACCAACGTGCCACGGAACAAGGTCGTTCTGGACACCGATGACATCGGCACGCTGTCCAAGCTGGCGAATGGACAGGCTACCCTTAGCTATGGCGGAAGCCTGGATACAGGGGCGGTTACGATCGGGACATGGCCCGATCCCGGATTTGTGCCGCTCTGCACGTTTCACTTTTCGATTGCTGGCGGTGAGTGGGACAACGTCTACACCATGCAGAACACGGGCAGCGCCAGCGGCAATTACTACATCAAGGTCAGCCGCACCGGCATTGTCGCATCGCTCAAGCTCATCAACAGCACGTCTCCGGTGACAATCGCCTGGACGGCATTCCGCCTGCCGGTGATGTGATGTTCAGGCAAGCATTCCGTGGCTGGGATGGCGGAATTTTCAAATTCCGGATCACCCGGCCGGACAGGACAGTCGACGCGCGGTATGCCTCCATCGACGACTGTGTCTTTCATGAGCAGATGCTGTTCACCCAGCCCTATTGGCTCGGTTTCGTTCCGTGTCCATTCGCTGGCGTGGTGAGCAAGGACCTGCTCGACCAGACGGCAACGGTCAGCATCCCGAATGCCGGTGTATCAGACCCCGAATATGTGATGTTTCCGCGCAATGTCAGTGGCCGCAACTGTTTCCCTCGTCCCGCATCGGTCGGGTCCGGCAACAGCCAGGACGGCTATGTCAGCGAAGCATGGGCCATTCGCATGGTCAGCATCACGGCGACCAGCCTGACACTACGTTTCACCAAGCCGGCATTGAGCCTGCAGAGTCCGCTCGGCTGCTCTGTCGTCCTCATGAAGAGGGGTTAGAGCATGGCGACCCTTGAGGCCCGGATTTCGAACGCCGGCATCGAGATCGCCAAGCCCGGCTTCGACGTCCGTACCGCGTCACTCGCAAACATGGCGTTTTCGCCTAACCTCGTTGCGATGCGGGTGGCACTGGAAGGCACGATAACCGCTGTCCCGCACAGCGAAGGCGCTCCCTACACGGCGTATTACAAAGCGACCAAGGTGTTCCCGACTCCGTTCCCCGACCCGCCCTATGCCCTCGTTGCCGGGATTGGTAGTGACGGCACCAGTTATCAAGCGCCGTTCGTGATCAACACGGCGGGTGGCGGCTTTCTTGAAGTCACGCCGCACTTTGAACTCAACACCTATGCCGATCGCATCGACCTTTATGTGATGCAGTGGTCTGCCGGCGGCGTGCTGCTGCCGACTACGTGGAAGTACTGGATTTTCCAGAACACACTTTACTGAACCGACAGGAAATCATCATGACCCAGCCAGATCAGGCGGGGCAGGAAACTGCCGCGCCGCTCAACGCGCCTGCGCAATTCAACGTAAACCCGATCGCGGCGCTGACAGAAGCGAACGTGCTGGTTGGCTGGTTCCAGAGCCGCAATCTGCTGCTGGCTCATGACCTGGTGAACCTGCAGGCCGAGAACGCCAACTATCGCCAGCAGATCAGTGACCTGGTCGCGACCGTCACCCGGCTAGAAGAGCAGATCGCAGCCCTGCCGCCGGTCTTCGGTCTGCTTCGGACTGGGGAGGAATAGCCATGGCCATTCCCTACTACATCATTGGCACGGCCACGCTGACCGTCGGTTCAACCATCATGACCGGCCAGGGTACGCTTTGGCAGGGTTGGGTGAAGCCCGGCGACGCGGTCATTGCGCAGGAAGGCACCTACAATGTGGTGGTGTCTGTGGACAGCAACACGCAGATCACGCTGCTGCGCCCCTTCCGCGGCGTCGCACAGGCGGGACAGCCCTACATCATCATGCGAACGCCGGATGACGTGTTCACACAGACGCTCACCCGGCAGCTTCTTCAGACTGTCAGCGATTCCACCTTGGCGGCCCTGGCCGGTATTCCGCCTGCTCCCAACAAGCTGCCGTATCTCGACGGCAGCGGGGCAGCGGCAACAGTGGACTTCAAGGCGTGGGCACGGTCCTTCCTGGGCCTGACAACCGCCGCGGACAAGCTTGCCTATTTCGTGGATGCGACAACAACCGCGCTGATCGATTTCAAATCATGGGTTCGATCGTTGTTCGGGCTTACCGTGGCCGCGAACAAGATGGTGTATTTCACCGACGCGAACACTGCCGCGCTCACCGATATTTCGGCGAAAGGCCGCGAACTGGTTGGCGGGTCAGATGCCGCCGCTATGCGTGTCACCCTGGCGCTAGGGTCGATGGCGGCGCAGGATGTCGCCAATGTCATCGTTCCCGGGCCGCAGACGATCACGCGGGCCGGCAGCGGCGTTGTCACCAAATTCAACACCAATGCGGCATCGAAAGCGTCGTGGATTTCATGGGGCAATGCCAACGGCGATCGTGGCTATATCGGCAACGGAGCCGACAGCGATCGGGTGGAAATCGTCAACTATGCCTCAAATGCTGGCGATATCGCTTTCTACCTTCAGGGTGCTTACCGCGCATTCCTCGGCGCACAGGAGTTTGCGCCCGCCACCGACACTGGCCTCAATCTGGGTACGAGCGCCAGACGGTTCTTCACTGTCTATGCTGCGCAGGGAACTATCAACACCTCTGATGGACGGGAAAAGCTGCTCCGTGCTTTTACGGCGCAAGAAATTTCGGCGGCGAAGGCCCTGTCTGCCGAGATAACGATGTACAACTGGCGGCGTGATCTCAGTGAGGCAGGCACACCGGCTCCGCTCTATTGCGGTCTCACGGTTCAGCGTGTGATCCAAGTTTTCGCAGATCATGGACTTGACCCGAAAGCCTACGGTTTCATCCGTCATGACACCTGGGGCGCCGAGCCTGCGTTGTTCAATAAAGAAGGCGAGGAGGTTCGCCCAGCCATTCCGGCCGGCGACCGCTATGGCCTGATGTATGACAGCATCGCGATGTTCATCGCGCGTGGTTTCGAGGAGCGCCTGGCTGCGCTTGAGGCGGTTTAGCCAATAGCCACAAGGAAGCCGAAGACCATCAGCAGCGGCGAAATCTGAAGTAGCAATTCCATCATGGCCGGTCTCATTCGCCCCGCGATAGAGCCCAAGCCGCCCCGCCTCTTCATCCTCCCAAACGGTTAATCCTCCCTGAAAGGACCCTTCATGCGTCTCGTCACCAATTGGCGGGCGGTGCTGCGCTATGCGTGGACCGTCCGCCTCGCCCTACTGGCCGCGATCCTCAACGGGTTGGCCATCACGGTTTCCATCATCACGGGTGCGCTGCCTGTGCCACCGCTCTGGCTGGCCGCGCTGAACGGTCTGCTTGCCGTCGCCCTGTCGGTCGTTCGCATCATCGAGCAGGCCAACCTGAAGGATACCGGCGATGAGTAGGCGGGCGAAAGCAGCTCTCGCGTCCGGCCTTGGACTGGTCGCGCTGACGGCGACCTATCTGGCGCAGCCATGGGAAGGCAAATCCAATGTCGCCTATTGGGATCGGCTCGGGCGCGTCTGGACGATCTGCTACGGCGAGACGAAGGGCGTAAAGCCGAACATGCGCATGAGCGATCAGCAATGCACGGCTGCGCTCTACCGGCGCATGGAAACCGACTATCACCAGCCGCTGACCAAGTGCATCAAGGGCTTCGACGGCAAGCCATTGAGTTGGCAGGCCGCTGCGCTCGACCTGTCGTGGAACGTCGGCGTCGAAGCGGTGTGCAGGTCGACGGCGGCCAAGCGGGCGCGTGCCGGCGACCATATCGGATCCTGCTATGCGATGACCTGGTTCAACAAGGCCGGCGGCGAAGTCGTCGACGGGCTGGACCGCCGCCGCAAGTTCGGTGACGCAAGCCGGATTGGCGAACTCGAACTGTGTCTGGCGGGGCTGTGATGGTCGCGCAGGCAAAGCTCTATCTCGCGATCGCCAGCGCCATTGCCGTCGCCATCACCGTTGCAGTCGGCTTCTACTGGCGCTCCGAAGCCATCGAGGCGCGTGCCGGCGAACGCGCGGCCAAGGCCGACCTTGCGACGGCGATCGCAACCAATCAGGCGAAAGACGAAACCATTGGCCGGCTGCGCGCCACCGTGGCCGCCAATGACCGGATCGTCGCGGCGATGGCCGACCAACTCACGGCCATCAATGCCGCCGTCATCGACACCAACCAACAGATCGGAGCCCTGAAAGATGGAAACGAGGAAGTACGTGCGTTCCTGGCTGGCCGCGTGCCTCCTGACCTTGAGCGCCTGCTCAACAAGTAGCCCGATCGTCGTCCCCGCGCCCGAAGTGGTGCGCGAGACAGTGCCGGCAACGCTGGTGCGGCCCTGCCCGGCCAAACAGCGCGGCCCGCTGAAGGCGACTGCCGATATCGTCAACCGCCTGACCTATACCGAAGGCGCGCTGGCCACATGCGCCGCGCAAGTCGATGGCGTGCGCGCCTGGAATGAGGGGCAGAAATGACAACGCGGCTCGACGATATTTCTGAGGCTATTGGAGGGCTTCGGGCCGATATGAAAGCCTTGTACCGGCTCTTTGAAACGTCGGAGCGCCGCGCGTTGGATCATCGCAAGGGCGTCCATCGGCGTATGGATGACCTGGTCGGTGAGGTTTCGGACGTAAAGGAGACGGTCGCCGCGGCGACCGGCAGCATCGACACGCTGAAAGCCGAAGTGACCAAGATCAAGGATGTAACTGACGATGTCGAGCGCATGCGCCAGCGTGCCATCGGCGCCGGCACTCTTGGCAAATGGCTGTGGCGCGCCGGCTATGTCATCATGGGTGCCGCCGGCGGCTTTGCTGGTGCGATTGCCTTTCTGACCGGCCGGCCGCCGCCGTAGCTGGTGACAGTCTTTCCAGGGATAAAGCCCGTCCAGTTCGCTGGGCGGGCTTTTGCATTTCCGGCGCACGGACTAGACCGCCGCTCATGAACGCGACAGCCTCATATGATGATAGGGATTTACGCACCCGCTTCGACGTTATTGTCGTTGTCTTGCCGGAAGGGGGCATCAGCCCACGCATGAATTCCTCGACGCCTGAAAGCGTCGGCTAACTTTGCTCTGGCTGTTTCGCGCAAATTCCCCTGCAGGTGTTTCTTATCTGTAGGCTGAGAATACCCCAGGTGGGCGTGAGCCGGATAATGCGCCAATCCGTCATCAGCTACGCAGAAAGCCCCTTCCCCTCCTCCATCCACAAGCATGATTGAGCGGATTTCCTGACAAGTCGCCCAGTAGACGCCAAGGTCTTGTCTTGTGGGATCTTTGGCTACCAGCGGCGCGACGATCGCTTCGTGGGCTTCGTCCGAGCTGCAGTGATCGGACCTGCAAATGCTGAGTGTTCCAGCTTTAAGCTGAGATTTGCTGAATCGAGCCACACTGTTCTCGAAAGTGAGCGGATCGATTAGGGCAAAAACGATCCGCTCGTCGTCCCCAACGACGCTTGGGGAATGCTCACTCTGCTGCTCCAGTTCGCATTGGCATTCGCTTCGCATCAAAAGCTTCTGAGATAGCTCGCCAAGTCACTGGGGAATGAATTCACCTCGGCCTCAAACTCACCGGGAACAAACTGCTTACCTTTGAGCATGGTGTAACCAATGCTGCCATCGTCCTCGAAGCTAAGGACAGCATGCATTTCTTCGCCGATCCATTCGAACCCAATCTCACCGTCCCCAAGCCAGACTGTTGGCAAAGGGACGCCTTCGGGCATTGCTGCTAGAGCACCAATAGCATTCGTCTTCGCAGCTTCATTCTCATATCTCTTGATAAGGCGAATGAGCGGAGCCTGTTCCGAATTCAGGCCACCCCACTTGGCTACTTGCCGACGGCGGAGGATACCAAACGAACGGTGTAACGCTTTTAGCTCCGCAATTGTTGGGCCGTGCCACACACTAGGAGCCAAAACCTGGCTGGAGTCGAAATACACAGAGCGAACAACGCCAATTGTGTCGCGAATGCTAACATTCTCGGACACATGCTCGTGCGCTGCTTGGTTGCCTGCAATGCGGAATGAATCATAGCTGACAGGTGGAAATTCCTCGTTGAGAAATTTCCCTGCCGCATTGGCGTTCGCGAATTCTTGAAGCATGGTCATCTGAATATAGTAGCCCCAGCCTCGCTAACCAACTCTGAAAGAAGCTGCTTGGCCTGATCCCCCGACATTGGCTGCGCTACATTATTTAAGTCAAGGTGAATAAAGCAAGAGGGGAAATCGATCACGCTTGGCGTTGCTGTCGTTCCGTCCACCTGGACGCTGACAAATTGACCAATGGCAGTGCCACACCGAAAGATTCTATTGACCGTTACGTCGTTCGATAGTTTGACTCGGCGATTAACTGTAAATGAAAGGTCCAGCGCATCATCAGGCGCTATGTTAGCGCCTATTTTCGTCTCTTCGCGGAAGACGGAAACAGCGTCGGGCTGAGAGTCAACCGGATTCTGTAAAACCGAGACGAGCGCCACTCGATTGATCTGGCTGTCGGAGAGATAATCAATGAGTTTGTGGGCAGCTTCCATCAGACGGGCAAGCGCCTGATTTCGATCTGCGATCAAGGGCGGGCTGAAATTCTCCCCTCCGTCGCCGCGGACGGCGCATTCAATCCGACCTGGGCTTACAGTCACTGAGGTATGGATCCCCTCAATGACGGCGAATGCATGCCCGCCGGGAGGGGCGCCAGGCGGGGCTTTCATCATTTGATCAGGGCTGTCTCCAAAGAGCGCAGACCATACCCTGAAAACGTCCGCCGAATTAAATGTTGGGCAGAAGACAACGGATGAAATCGACTCCAATTCCCATTTCATCCGTGCCAATCCCCACCAAAACCTTAGCGATTTTCACCCGTCTTAGAGAATGTAGGGTGGACAGGCAAGTTAGTCCATAAAAGCATTGGCTACTGGTAGATATGGTTCTCGCAGCGACTGATCGTTCTGTCGCCTAATGCCTCAAGCCGTTGCTGCATCTCCCCGTTGAGGACGATCATTTCTTTCAGCGCCTTCATCACATCGCCCTTGTGATAGGCGACGAAATTGTTAGCGACACGCTGCAACTCGGCTTCCTGCCTAGCATCGAGGCGAACAATTCGATCCATGGTGACCTCCTATTGAACAGTCACTCCGTTTGGCGGGATATCGACAAGCGCTGTCATGTTGTCGGGCAAGGGACGCTGGAGCGCTTTTGCTTCTTCCCATGGCGCTGTAAGCCACGTTGCGGTCTCTTCACGCGTAGTTAGGATCACCGGCATCGCCTTGAAGTGGATCGGCTTCACCACTGCATTCGGGTCGGTGGTGAGGAAGGAATAGAGATCGATCGTCACCGGTCCCTCGGTCTTCTTGCGAATGCTGGTCCACTGCGGAACCCATAATCCGGCAAAGAAGGCGAGCGGCCGCTCCTCGGTGACCGAGAACCACTGGTTCCGCTTGTTGGGTTTGTCCCACTCCGCAAACGACGTCATCGGCACCACACAGCGATATCGAACATCGTACCATTGCGCCCAGTGCTTGCTGTCCAGGGTTCGAACATTCGTTGTGCCGGCGTCAGGCTCGACTGCCAGAAGTTCATTGAACTCCTCCTTCGAAATCTTCCGGCCCTTTTCTTCAAGCTTTTTCACTCGTGCTTTTGTGGCCTGCAGGATGGCGTATGGGGATGACGGCAGCCCCCAGCGCACCTTGACCAGTTCCCTTTGTCCATCGAGCCCGTTGCGGACGATCGGGCCGTGGCGATCGGGGCCGATCATCATGCTCGGCATCCAGTTGCCAGACAGGTCGCGCAACGCCCGCGTCCAATCAAGAACTGCCTGCTGTGTGGTGGTCAAATTATATAGATTGCACATGGTTGCCCTTATTGCGCAGTGGTCGGCACGTTCCCGGCGACCGAAAAGCGCACCTTAATGCCAATCTCAATCTGCTCATTGATGTTTTCAAGGAGCGCCAAGGCTTCTTCTTCGTTCGGCGTGTTGACGCAGATGAAATAGTGCATGAGTTCGCACGCAGCCAGCTTCTGGCCAAGGACCGAAACCTTGTTGAAGTGCCAGAGTATCTTGTCCAAGACCGCATAGACCTGGTCTCTTTCCTGCAACAGTTCGGCATGCAGGGCGGCGTCTTCTTCAGGGGTAAGGCGGGGCATCATCATTGCCTCCTTTAGTCGGAAAGCGCCAGTGAACAAAAAAAGAACAAACGAGTCAAGCTCGCCCCTTGACGGCGTAGGATTTTAGTCCTTTTTCATAGGGTCATGCCCGAACCATATTGGCCGAAACGCAAGTCCGCATACACGCTTTCGCATGCCCGAAAGCATTACGAGATTGCGCGCATCTGGTGCCGGTATTGCAAGACCGAACGGCACTTCTGGCTCGATGACCTCAAGCAACTGTTTGGTGACATCGAATGCGACGATGTCGTGTATCAACCCGGTTGGGCTTGCGAGCACTGCCGCAAGGATGGAACGCTGGCGTTCGAACTTGTCCAGCCATCGGCGGCGGAGCGCCAGACGATGGTCATCCGCCGTATCGGCAAAATCCGATATGTGCGGAAGGTGGAATGGCGGGATGAACAGTCATGA